TGATTCAGTAATTCGCTTCCTAAATGATAAAAAAAAACTGAGCTACTAATTGCAACATCTAGAGGTGCGTACTTCATAAGCTCTTGCATATCCTCATTAATCTCATAATCTACAATGCTATATTTATCCTGGAAAGTTTCTTTTATAGGTCTATACATTACCGCCATAGCTTTGTGATACGTTTTCCAATTGCTTAAATGCTTTTCCAAGTCAACATACTCTCCAAACGTGATATTTTCTAGGTTTGGAATAAAGCCAAATTCAATATCTTTTATTTTAAATCGTCTTTTTAACAATGGTTTGTTTGAAAATATCTGATTAAAATGTACAATTAATTCATTCAAATCTGTAAGCTTTATTTTCAATACCTCCTTTAATTCTAATCCGCAAAATATTTGTATCATTTTATTAGCAATAAGTTCCTCATCATTACTTTTTTCTTGCATTTCAACAAATTTCTGATACCTAACTAGTGGTATTTCGCTTAAAGATGTTGGTATTAATATTTCTAAATCCATAGCCGTGTTATTTAATAACTAAAATAGTGCTTTTTTGTTATCTGTAATCACATTACAGAGTAACTTCCGTAATTTCTATTTAATCCAATAGTTTCCATTTCATGATACCTAACCGCATCCAAAGCATGATTGTATTCTCCAATAGGTTTATTAAGTTTTTTTCCTGCCTTATCTGTATCCCAGCAATAACTACGCAGCTCTTTGATGAGGTTTGTGCTATCTCTAGTTACTAAATAATCCTGCCTCTGCATTACATCAATGCCATAATTCAATGAGTCTTTTCCTTTGGATGCTCCTTTTATCAATATGCCATTTTTAAACCGTCTGATCTCCTCAATGCTTTTAGGCTCTGCCGAATCTGCAAATACAGGTATGCTTATAGGCAATATTTTGGCAATGTCTGAGTTAAGCATTTCTGTTTGATAGGCAACCTCGTTTAATATTCTTTGATTATTATATTTATATATCTCAATGACTGCCGTCGGATCTGCGGAATATCCAAAGTCTAAGCCTATGCCTATTAATCTTGCCTCTTGAGGAATGTTATCAATAATTTTATAGTTAGTGAATATAGCACCTTGTAGTTGACCTATCTGCCCTTCTCCGTAAACACGCCACCAATTAGCCCAATAACTACTTGTTTTTGCTTTTAATCGATTCTTTTCGATTTGTGATACTATGCCCTCATCAAGACCTTCATTGTCCTTATAAGTCAAAATAATAAAATCTGCATCCGCATCCATTTGCAGTTCAGTATGCACCCAAAACTCATTTGCTGGATTAAAGTCAAGATACACTTCACGCTTTGTTCTAATTGAAAGCTCGTTATAAGCATCAAAGGTCACATTATTGCATTCGTTAATATACAAAATATCCCTTCTAGCACCTCGCAATTTGCTTGAATCATCTGCACTAAAAAACTCAATGTAGCTTCCATTGGCAAACGTATATTGTGATCTACTTTTATTGTATCTGTCATCAATATAACGATTAGTCCACCGCATAATTTTTAAGAAATCTTTTAAAGCTCCTCTCCTCAAATGCGGATGACTTTCGGCAACAACTGATATTTCAAGATTAGGTATGCTGCACGCTTTATGGATCAATATGGGTAAAATGCCAAATGTTTTGCCAGCACTTGTACCGCCTTGTATTATTTTAATCCTTTTATTAAGAGCTAGGATTTTATTTATTGCCGTTGTCCTCTTTAACATCTGGGAATAAAGGTTGCTCTATGTTTGTTTGTTCGATTTGTTGCAATGGTTGACCATAAGCAGAATCCATTAATTTTTGATATGCTTGCACGTCTCCATCTCTTGCTTTTTTAATTAATGCTAATGTCATCAAATCCTCTTGCGACATTTTTTCTATTTCGCTTGTTAAAGGATTCTTTAAGTCTTGCTCTACTCCGAGCCATTTTTTTGCAATAGTACTTCTGTTTTTTGATCCTACAGGTCTGCCTTTTGGATTGCCGCTTTGTCCTTTTTTATAAGGTATTAAATTTTCTTCGTTAGCCATTTTTTACTATATTTGTTTAAATGCGCAGTTAGTGTAATTGGTAGCACGTTATGCATCCAGCATAAAAGTAAAGTTCAAGTCTATTACTGCGCTCTATTTCTTTCACTTAAAGTTATTTTTTCGCCTTTATACATTCCAGCACCCATTTCATCTATTTTCTTAAATGGAATTTCCGGAACATTAAGCTCCGCTTTTTTATCTATTAATAGAATATATCTATTCTGAAATCCTGCTAATGCCTTTGCTCCTTGAAAATTGTATTTAGAATCTCCTCTTTTTGCAACTATTTCGCCATTTGCTAATTTATATATAGTGGAATTTTTATTTATCTGAGTTAATTTAAATCCACTTGCTCTATATATTGTACCGTCTCCGCATTGACTTGCATCTGAATAACTTAAAATCCATTTGATTTGAGGAGCATTTTTTTTTATTAATCTAATGGCAATTGCAATGCATCTGCTTTCTGAATATTTAGGCAAATAATCATCGAATGCCATTCTGTTTAATTCTAGCATTTCATTCCACTTTTCATTAAATCCATTGTTGCACGTTTTTACTAAATTTAAAACGTTTCTTTTATCCATAGGCGGTCCGAAGCTCATCACGCCATGCAATTTTGAATCTAAGAAAGCTCCAAAGTGCAAATTACTTAAATTGACTACCTTGCCAGAATAATGATGATTCTTTACAAAATGATTTGCAATTTTAGATGGTATTACTTTTACTATTATTTCTTTTGCTCTGCCCATTGCATAATTATTAAATAAAGCGCATTTCCATTGCTATTTTCATTTCCCATTGTCTCGCAATACTTATACTCATTGGTTTTCTTTACGTCTTCAATTGCGTTCCTAATTTGTTCTGCTTGCTCATCTGCTAAATTAAAAGTCATTTGCTGGAAAGGCTCTTTTTCTCCATTAGGTAAATTAAAGTCAGTTCCAAAATCATCACTGTCCTCTATATAAACGGGCAAATCTAAACCCCAATCCTCTAGCTTATCAACATCCCATTCATTTGCCAAATAATCCCAATCCCATTCACCAAAGCCAACATTGTCTTTTATGATAAATTCTCTTTGTTGTTTCTCTGTTAATTGATCTGCTTTAATTATATAAACTTCTTTTAATTTTGCCTCTTGGCAAGCTCTTAATCTCATATTGCCCCCAAGCACAATATTATCTTTATCTACTACTATTGGACGTATTTCTAGCATCTCGGGAAATTCCTTAATTGACTTAACAAGCTTTTTAAACTTAATGTCCTTTATTAATCTTGGATTATTAGGATTTGTTTTTACCTGGCTTATCTTTACCTTCTGTGCTTTCATTTACTATTAATATATGATTTTGATTTTTATATTCAACTTCTACATCCTCTCCAGAATCTAAAAACCTTGCTTGTATTTCTTGGATTCTTTTTTTATGTCTTATTGGGTGACCTGTGATCTTAATCATTATACGTCTGGTAAACTTTTTTAATTTTGTTTACTATGTCTCGGATACAACTCTTGCAATTAGTATCTCCTTGCCTTGCACTAAATACTCTATTGTATATTTCAATAATCCTTCGCTTTCCGGAAGGTCTTACTGTGCCTTGTTGTTTAAAGAAATTATCCAGCCATTTGTATTCATCCTCTGTTAAACATTTGGTGTTTCTATACCTCCAAATAGCATTGAGCTTTTCCTTACGTTCTTCACATCCGCAGTCTTCACCTGCTAGCCACTTAACCATTTTTTTTATACCCGTAGCTTCTGTGATCTTTTCAATAGTGTCTCCTAAACCTTCACTTGCTTGCTTGGCTTTCCATTCTTTGTACTCCTTAGTTCTTTTATCTAAGCTCTCATAGTATTCTTGATCTTTTTCCATATCTATATTTTTTCAAAATCTCCATTTATAAAATCCTCATAATCCTCTGCACAATTTTCTCTAAGCCTTTCTTTGCAATGTTTTATTGTTCTAAATATACTTACATATCCAATATTTGTCTCCTCAGATGCCTTTCGGTAGCTCCATTTAAATTTGCTATAATATTTAAATAGCATTTGGTCATACCAATGCCATGATTCAATTTCTTGATCAAATCTAGCTTGTAATATGTATTCTGCTTCTACTGGAGTAATGTAGTCATAATTGACACCAATGTGCTTAATCTCATCTATGTCAACTTTTTTATGCTTTTGTCTTTCCATGCAGAGCGTTTTAAATATGTTTCTGAGAGTCCAAAATATATATGGTTTATTTACCTCTCCATTTGGCAACAAGATCTTGCTCTCCTCTCCATATTTATGCAACCTCAAATACATCTCCTGGACAATATCCTCTGCGTAAACCTTTTCGCCATAGCTCCGGACTATTCTTAAGTAGTCATTGTGGTATTTAGCAACCTTTTCGAGCCATTTCATGTTTTACAAACTAAGCAAATCTAGTAATTAATTTTGAATAGCTATAAAACGAACTTTTAAACAAGTGGTTGTTAATAATAAAAAACCCCTCATTTCTGAAGGGTTTCCTGTAGCAATTATTACAAAAAAAGTTATAATGAATGCTAATCTACGCAATTAAAATGGCAATCCGTCATCTTTTTGCTCCTTTTTTATTTCTTGATCTTTTTGAATCCCACCTTGCTCAACTTCTTTTGTTGAATCTTGGAATTGAGCTTTGAAATATTGAACATTGTTTTTTGAGGTATTGATCCATAGAGCTACCTCTTTTAATTTGCCATCAATTAAAGCCGTTCCCTTATAATCGGGTTGGCTTTCTTTTTCTTTGTACTTGTTTCTAAATAGTACTCCTGTGTTTTCTTTATGTTCCATTTATTTTATTTTTAGAAATTCTTGTATTGCGCTATCTAGTTTATCATTGTCTTGCATTTCTGCCAACTTTCTCCAATGCAGATGCAATACCATTCTGATGTATGCACCCGTTTTTAATCTTGGATACCAGGTTTCAATAACTGTATCCATTAACTTCCTTTCATTTTCAGTTATTCGGATATTTATTTGCTCTGTTAATTTTTCTTTACTCATTTTTTGTATTTTATAAATTCTCTAGGAACATGATTATCAATATGATTTTGAATATCTGCACATACTTCATTATAATACTCTCTACATAAATCAATCCTGTCATATATGTCTCTAATTGCTTCTTTCTCATATTTAAATAAGTAGCTTACAACTTTAAAATTAGTTGCTAAATCTTCAAACTTATGATTATGCTCCACATGCTTTCTAAGTTCTTCACTTTCATCTATTAATTTTTCATTCCAATGCGCAGCTCTGACTTCATCCTCTGTAATATCTTGTGGCGTATCTGGAACACAATACACTAAATAAGCTTTTCTTTTTTTGGTTAACGCCATGTATCCTTGCATTTGCCAATAATACTCAATGTCAGGATCCATATTTTTATTACATATCAAAGGACTATATGTCCATAAATCCCATTTAGATTTTACATCAAGCAAGCAATTGCTTGTATTTACATCGGGGGTGCCAGTTAAATAATCATTTTCAAAAGATTCTTCATTTTTATATATAAATCCAAGATCCAAAACTTGAGAAGCCATGTCTAATGATTGTTGTTCTGATATAATTCCTTTTTTTAAGTATTTACTATGAACTTCTTTTTTCCTGCCAGTTAAGTCTTCCATCACAAGTTGCTCAATATAACTTTTATTGCCTTTGGTTAAGACATCCTTTTTACCTCTAACGCCATGCATTATTTTTCCTATTTGTGAACATCTAATCTTTAACATGCCGCTATTTCTTTTAATTGTTCCTTAGTAAGCTCAAAATCATTACGCAGTCTTTCATGAGTATAATTGCCTTCTGATATTTGCAACAATGCTTCCTCAAATCTTTCATCGCTTATGGTTGGCTTTGTCTTTTTTAATTTTGGCTTTGATTGCTCAATAGCATTTGCAACCTCATCAAAGCTTGCAACGGATACATCTATGCCAATACCTAAATTAGCCAATGCTCTACCCCAAGCAGATGTTTCGCAATTCTCTACATAAGAGGTTTTATTAATAAATGTGCTTCCTTTAATTTCCTCTGCAAGACCTGTTGCTCGCACTCTGCCCTCATTGTCTTTAATTGTGGCTTTGATTGTAATGCTATTTTCTGTCTTTTGAATAACTTCAGATTCTAAGCTCCAATCCTTGTAATTTTCTCTAAAATAACGCAACCTTTCGTTGACTTCAACGTATTGCTTTCCCTTAATGTTAATTGATTTTAGTTCCTTCATAACTTAATTTTAATTAATAATTGTATATCAAAGATACACATTATATATTAAATTCTTTTGCCTTTTGCTTATAAATTTCAATGATTTCCCGCAACTCCTCTCTTGTAAATTTTCGAACATCATGAGCTTTAGAATGCAATTCAAACAATCGGTCTGTTCCGATCCTGGAAGCAATTCCTATTTGATATTGTAATAAATTGCCATGCAAGTCTCTGTTACAATGCACGCACTGACCATGCACGTTATCCTCATTAAATGTTAATATTTTGTGCCCTCCGGAACTAAAGTAATGCCCAGCATCAAATTTACCTTCTAATTTTTTGCCACATGAAATGCAGTCTTTTCCCTTGTCTCTAAGTCGAATAAATGCATTAAAATATTTTTGAGCTTTTTTAGTTAAACTTTGAACGGTTTCTAATTCGTCTTTTATTCGTTTTTTTTCTTTCTTCCAGTTCTTTACCTTTGCCGTTTCTACCCATACCTTAACGCATTCAGATTTGAAACAATACTTTTGGTTAAAGTGTTTAGCTTCAAACTTTTCTTTGCAGTTTTTACAACGTGGCATTTAAATTAAATTCTTTTATAATTAATTCTAAACAACGAACTACAATACTATTACCAGCCTGTTTGTAGGCTTGGCTATCTGAGCAGATCCACGTAAAACTATCTGGAAAGTCCATAAGCCTAAAGCATTCTCTTGGTGTCAGTCTCCTAATCTTATTTCTATAACATAAAAGTAAATCCTGTTGACCTCTTTTTAAATTAAATTCACCTCCTTTTAAATGACTATTCACACAAGGCGAGCAATTATCTTTCCTTATTCTTAATCCTTCGTCATTTCTATAATCTGCAATTTTTATTGCATTATCTGTGGCACACAAAGCGGCATTTGCTCTTAAGCAATTAGCTGTGTCACTTTGGTTTTTTGGCTCCCATTTAAATCCATTTTGTTTTGCTATATGTCTTTCCCTATGTTTTAAAAAACCTTTTATTAATTTTTCACTTAAAAAATACTTTTGATCAACTTGGTTTTCAAGCACGTCTTTGATCCGTTTAGTCAAGTGTTCTTCTTTTGACCACCTAAAATAATTGTCTTTATCATCACGAATACCTACAATAAAAACTCGTTCTCTATTTTGCGGTATTCCGTGTTTTTTTGCATTCATTACTTTGTAATAAACATGATAAGGTACTGAATCTTTATAAGGAAATAAAACAGGTAAACCATTTACGCTTTTTCCGCCTAACATATTTAACCATTCTTGAAACGTGTTGCCGTTGTTGTCACTTAACAATCCTTTTACATTTTCAAATATAAAATATCTTGGTTTGTTTGTTTTAATAAATTCGTGACTATTAAAAAACAATATACCACGTTGATCATCTTTGCCTAATCGTTTACCAGCCAAACTAAAAGCTTGACAAGGTGGTGAAGTCATATAAATGTCTAAACTTTCTGTAGGTATTTCTCTTTCATATACGTCTTTAGGATAGTATTGAGGTTCTCCGTAATTATGTATAAATGTTTGTCGTGCATACTTGTCCATATCACAAGCAAAAACTTCATTATATTTAATACCTAGTCGCATTAAAGCTTGATTAAATGCGCCTACTCCAGAAAAATCACTGCCTACATTTATCACAATTTTTCCTTATTTATTTTTATTTCCATTTCCAAGTTCTTTATTTTATCTTTTAAATCAGAAATATACATCTGATGTCTTAGATTAGTTTTGCACTCTATGTAAAAGCTCTCCTCTAAATGATCAAAAACTTGTTTGTATTTATTAAGATGCTCTAATGATGTTAACATTGATTCAATTAAATCTGCTCTTTCCGGATGCTTTTCCTGCAACTCCTCTATGCTACTAACAAATTTTAAAATGGTAGTCTGCAGATTAATCTTAGCCATGAATATATCTATGCTTTCCATATTTTAATATATTTCACATGAATCCTCACATCCATTACTTTTATCCAGATCATCAAATATAGATATTTGCCAATTGTAAATATCACTATCGTTTGTTGGTTTTTTAAATTTCATTTTGGAATTTTTAAAAATATCTTGAACATTTTTATTATTTCTGAATATGCGAACTGGTTTTTTCATTGATTTACTTTTGGATTCTGGAATATAATTTTGGTAAAGCTTTTCCATTTTTTTTGGAAAGTCAAAATATTCTGGTCTTTCTATTGCTATGGTCATAAGTTTATTATCTGACTTTTTCCAACACCATTTACAATTGCCCTCATATCCTTTTAATTGTAATCTAAACTTTTGTTGTGACCACCAAAAATTGATCTTTGGTTTATTCATTGGCATATCTTGTACTAAAGGATAATATAATTTATTTTTTATACGATTAATGCTAATTCGATCTATCTCATCGTATCGAATACCTATTGCAGTCCAATAGTCTTTCCATTTAAGTACATGCTTAATGTATTGATGTATTGGCGTTAGTTTTAAATCCCTTGTGCACCATGGGTTGTTAATATTAGGTAAACCTAACTTTTTAATTGCCTGCTCAAATGGTTCTCCATTTCTGGATGCAGTTTCATAATTAACTACATTCCATCTTGTCCCTTTACCATATTGTTGGTTAATTTTTGCTTCTAACCAAATTAAATTGAGATTGAATTCCTTATCACATTGATCCACAAATTTTAATGTTTCCTCATTTTCTTGACCTGTATTGGCAAAAATGAAAACCATGTCATATTCATTCTGTTTGTGATTTTTTAAGTATTGTGCCATATATCCGCTTGTCTCTCCACCGCTAAAACTAACACAAAGCTTTTTTTTCATCTTACATAATTTAAAGGGTCAACGCCATAAACACTAAATCCAAGACCTCTATTAAAATCACAAAGTATGTAATCATCTAACAAAGTTTGCTTTCCTCCCGAGCTTGTATCTTTTATTTTATCAACTGAAATTAAAGTTACATATTTCATAGTTTCATGCTTAACCAATCTGTGAATAGTCAAAAATGAATCTGTTCTGTTTAACCAGGACTTACCGCCTTCAACATGAGCAGACATAGGAGGCTTTAAATGCCCCTCCCACATGTGTCCTTTTGGATATATATTACCTGTTCTGCCACTTTCTGAGGTTGGATGCGTATTAATATATATACTTTTTCCCGATTGATTAACATACTGTCTGGTCATATTTAGAAATTCATAGTTAGCCTCATATCCAAATTTTCTATTTAAAGCCGTATATGGATCAATTAAAAAACCATTAGCGTCGCTTTTATCAAATTCATTTATAAGCTCCTCCGGCGTATAAAGTTTTGAGTTATCTATAAAATCAAAATATTGCTCTATAAATGGTGCATGATTCATTACGTCCCTATCTGATAATTCATTAAATGGTCTTCCTGCATACATTTGAATCAAGTCTCTCATTATTTGCCCATATTGATTTTCTGCTGCATATATGCAAAACTTTAAATCATGCTTCAATGCCAGCACCAAAAAATACCAAAATATCCAATAGCTTTTGCCCACATTGTCATGACCGCAAATTATGGTTAATTCCTTTTGTTTAAATAAATAATACTCATCTAATTTGCAACCGATACCTAAACCTTGCCGAATATTACCATGCTTTAAATCCAATAAATATTTGTTGTGAATTCCTTTACTTAACATATCCTAACTGCTTTGCTTGTTGAACTAATTTATCATTGTTCTCATCCTTTGGCATTTTCCTTAGCCAATTCTTTGCAGTTAAATATAAGGATTTGTATTTAGTGTTCTGTTTATAGTTTTCAATCTCATCTAAAACAGCATCCGTGTTATTTACTCCATACTCTAAACAGAGCTTTTCATATTGCTTTTTTGTAATAGATAAATGAGCGAAGCTTTTATATATATCATTATCATTTACATTAACATTATCAGTTATACTTGTTATGTTTTGATAACTCTTGTTATTTTTGTTATCCTTTGCCCATCTTTTAGCCATTCCTTTTTTGCCTGCCTCACTTCTATTTTTAAGCATCTGCTCATATTTTTTTAAATCTCTTTTTAATTGTTGCTTAATTGGCTCAAATGCTAAATTTACCATTGGATCATTTACTGCTGGATTAAGATCATTAACATAAGATAAAATATGCTTAAATAATTTTCCTGCTTGTTCATTGCTTAAAATATTAACGGAGTGAATAATATCCGCATAGAGTATAAAACTTTTTTTGTCCTTTGCCATTATAAATTATTTATTGTTTCACGTAGTTTTTTTATTTTGTTTTCAATATCTGATACATTTTTATTAATCTCTTTTATGACTATGTAATATTTCATGGAACATATATCATTTAAAATGAATTTAGATTGCGAAGGATCAATATTATAGTATTTCTTTTTTATATCAAAATATCTACGATAAATTGCCGTATCCTTCCGATACAATCTGTCATTTTGAAATATTTTTCTTTGTTTCAATCCATTCAAAACCGTAGCATGATTAACACCAAAATATCTTGCAATATGCAATACTGGTATTTTATGCGTATGCAATAGATGGTAAATAAACATGCGTCGATGCACTACAATTCTGTATCTGCTTTTTCTTCTTAAATTGTGCTTTTTTATGCACTTCTCTATATCTTTAATCAAGTCCTCCATAAATCCAGGTTATTAAAATTGCATAAATATATTCAATCAATCTTTTCATAGCTTTTCGACTTTCAAAATTAACCCTTTCCACAAATCAAACTTATTTATAGCATCTTTTCGATCATAAGCCGTAATGTATTTTATAGCTTGACAACATTCTGCATTTGTATTATTTCCTTTATAATACTTGTAGGTAATTCTATATTTATACATTCCTCTTGCTTTAAGATATCTTAAATATAATTCTTGGTCAAAATTATTCCATTTAAATGATTTTAATCTATTCATGCTCATAACTATTAATTCGTAATTCAAGCCATCTGCAAATTTCTCCAGCATCAATGACAGTCTCATTGTCATTTCTTTTCAAAGTTTTTTGATCCGGGACTCTATACAAAAATTCATCTACTGCATAAGTTGTTTTTGATGTGATTGTGTTAAAGCTTACTGGATATTCTTGCCTAATTTCATGAATATCATAAGAGCATTTATAATCAATATCATTTATTCCAAATTCTACCTGGTAGTTATTAGAATCAATTTCATGGATATCTATTTTCATACAAATAATTTTACTAATACGTAGTACATTACGAATGCACCCCATATAAAGATTATACATTTAATTATTTCCTTTTTTTCCTTTTTCATATCTATTTATTTAAAAATTTATGTAATTGTTTAAATTGTTCTACAATATTATCCAATGCTTCTTTTTGTTTTTTAAATTGTTTTACTTTATTAGGATAGTATCTTACTTCTGTTTCTTTCACATCTATTTATTTAAAGGTTATTAATATATTTTTTACTCTGCTCTTTCATATATTTAATGTCGAGCCATTCCAACGATTCAATGGTATCCAAAACCACAGTAAAGTCAACTCCATTCTCGTCTTTTCCGACTAGGTATGTTTCATTGTCTTTTGTGCTCATAAACGTATGAATGTCGTGCAATCTCTTTGTTATTTCCTCTGGCATGTCTATTTATTTATTCTGTTATACAATGAAAGCACTATTGATTTATAAAGCTCCTCTTGTTCTGTCATTACTTTTGCCAATTTGGATTTTTCCATTAAATAAAATTCTCTATTTTCTGCAATACTTCCGCCAATACCTCCTAAACTTTTATCTATTTCTGCAATTAGCTTTACATTAGTTTCTTTTGCCTCGTCTAATTTTACGAGCATTTCTGACATTTCTAGTCGTGTTACTTGTTTTTCCATTATATTCTATTATTGATTGCGTTATTAATTGTTCCTAAATCATCATCACTTAATAATGCAAACCAATCATCATCCATTTCATCAATGCTTGTTATATCATTTGCATTTATAATTCTTGTGTTTTTATCAATTGCAACTAATTCACAGGTTTCTGCAATTAAATATTTTTTTACCGATTCTAAATAATACATACTTTTTTAATTAATAATTGTATATCAAATATATACATTAGATATCAATGCACCAACAATTTTACCCAATTTATTAACAAAAAAATGTCAATATCTAGGTCAATCCCTTACTAGTGCTACTAAAATATTCTGTGAGAATCTATGTATTTAAACATCTTATCTTGATTGTTTTTCCGAGATCTTTCCGTTTTTATAGTTAAAATACGACCACCAATCGGTTTAATCGGGGCGCCACGTTCAACGTGCCATCCTTTGTCTCCTTCTCCATATTCTTCTTTGTATGTTCCCGTAATCATCATGTGAACTGCTTTATGCTCTACATAATAACCTTGATGCGCATTGTGATTTAAACTGTCTAGCACGTCATTTCTACAACTATTTTCATGGATATGACCCATAGTGAATACATCCATGTTGTGATACTTTTCAAGAGCTCGGGTCAAATTTAAAGCTCCTTTGGTAACAATACCACCGCCTCCACTACCATGATAATATTTTATCTTAGTGCTGCAAACATGATTTCCTACTCCGCTTTTCACAATAATCCATCCTCCATAACCTCCGGTATGCACTTGGCTATTGCATTTTAAATTTAAGAGATCAACAAAACGTTGGAGTATGTCAGTTTCCTGCCACTTAATTATACCTGTCTCATGGTTGCCATACCCGATCACCTTGAGAATATCTGCATAAGGAGACCACCATTCAACCGCAGTTTCAACAATTGAATCTAAATACCTGGAATTGTTATGCTCGGGTCTTATATCGCTTTTATTACGTCGATTATCACCGCGACCTTGCATAAGACAGAAAAAATCACCGTTAACTAGTATAGGTATATTTTCATCTTTGCAATAATCAAGATGTTTTTTTAAAAGCTGCCAATCACATTTTGGATTATCCCAATGGATATCACTAAGCATAGCTATACGCACATCATTTCCTTCCAGAAATAATTCATGCACATTTTTGCTATGTCTTTTTATCATAAATATTTATTTACTAATCTAGTGGCTAAATACATTACTAATCCAAAGGCGCATATAAAAATTATCCACATCCACATGTTAGGTTTTTTATTTTTCTGAGCTTCTGCCTTAGCTTTATGCACTTCAACTCTTGTGATCATCCTTATAGTATCCCTTTTTAATTTATATTCAATCCTGGTTTCTAGCCTTGTTTTAGGCACATAAACATTTTCATACATGATTATAGTATCCTTAGAAGTAAAAAAATGCTCATATACAATTGTGTCATGTTTTATTACAGGTATTGAATCCATAGTAGCTATTCTTATGGTATCAGACGATATGAGAGGCTCTAAGCCCTTTTTAAGAGCTTTCTGATAGTGATACTTAGCAGAGCAGGAAAAAAGCGCTAAAATCAAAAATAAACTACAAATTCGCATATTCTACTTTTACATTAAAACTTGGGCAGGCTTTATTGGCAAATTCATTGTGTCCGTGAATAGTCATATCCTTATTATACTTATAAATTAATTCATGCATTAAATAGATCAATGAATCCTTTTGCTTTTTAGTCCTGGTGTCCTTAGCTTTTTTCATATCCTTATCCATTCCTCCCACGTAGCAAATGCCAATTGAATTTCTATTTTGCCCGGAACAATGAGCTCCTTGTTTTTCAATTGGTCTTCCTTTTTCAATTCTACCATCAATGTGAATGAGGTAGTGGTAACCAATATCTGAAAACCCTCTCCTTAAATGCCATTGCCTAATTTCTGCTACATCATGGTTTCTGCCCTCTGGAGTAGCGGAGCAATGCAATATAATTTTATTTATTTTTCTCATTAATGTTCTTAAAGTCTTGAGTAACCTCTTTAGCTCTAGCAAACATATTTTTTAAACTTGCCCAAAGGTCAATTCCTTTAACCGCTTTATAGTTTTCATTAATGCTTATAACCTCAATTGAAACAAGAGTTAAAGCAAGCACTTTGGTAGTAAGCATTTCGATGCTAAAAAAAGATTGTACTATGTCATTAACTAAAAAGTAATCAATCAAATAGAACAATATAACAGTAGCTTCATAAAGTAAAATCTTTGACATGACAGAGCTTAATCTGCGACTTGTGATTGGTTGTTTTAATTTTTTAGCCTTCCATATACCCGTGATTGTATCCAGGATCACAGAGCACGCAATAAGAATCAATATGCCTAAAACTGGTAAAAAGAATGATAGAATTATAGCCATTAGTTTGGTTAAGTTTAATTTAATTTTTGTAATTAAGAGTATGACTTGTGTTTGCATGTTATAGTTGTTCTGAAATCATATAGGTGTAGTAAATTCCGAGTAATACACCAAATGATTGTAAGTATAATTCTGTAGTTGTAAATATTAAACAAAACGAAGTAAAATATCCACAAGCAAAATAGCATATTGCTAAGAAGTTTTGATGTCTTCTAAAATCCATTATTCAACAGGTATTTCTTCAGACCATTCTGCCGTTGCCATAACTACCAAAGCTTCTTTGTGTGTTAATTCAGAAACAGGTACAACGCTACCGTCAGCTATAAAGCTGGGTGTTGTATTCCACTTAATTACAAATTCAGTTCCAGCTAAATTATAGCGTAAAGTGTTTGCACTTGTTTCTCCTATTTGTGAAAAGTCTATGTTTGACAAATCACTTGTTTGTATTATTGCGTATGTACTAAAGGTTTTTAACATTGTTTTTATTTTTTATTCGTTTTTATGTAGGTACGTCTGTTTCAAAGGTTACTGAATTTTGAATTGTAGCGTTATTTGTAGAACTACCACTATCTGCTATAGTAGTACCACTACCTTCTTCAAAGCGATACCAAGATGTTGGCGCAGTCAATCCATTATCATTTAAATTGTTAGGCACACCGCTATTGTAGATAGTAGCCACATCATTACGTAAGTCTGTACCACTCCATATTGCAAACTCGTCTATGTTGCCTAAGAATGGGTGATATTGACCTGTTCCCATTTCACCAATTAATAAACTTTCTGTTGCAGTTGAAAAAGATGTTCTTGAACCTAAATTATCCAAAGTTGTTGCATCAGAACCATTTACATAACATTTAAATTCATCTGTGCTATCTAAATCTATTGCAATAAGTATGTGATTCCAACTTCCGTAATTTATAGAATTTATATCTGCTCTACCAAAATAACTACCTGTGTCTATACTAAAATCTATTCTGTTACCTTGACGTATCCATAATTGACAAACACCGCTAACTCCGCTTGTAGCACCATTACCTATATGAAATATGTTTCTATTTACTGCACTTGTTGTAGGTTTTATCCAACACGAAAAAGTAGCCTTTGTTTGTCCGTCTAATTCTGAATAAGTAGAATCCGTTGAGACATACGCATCTATGCCGTCATAGTCTGTACTATATGTATTAGAAAAAGACGAACCACCTACTAAATTAGTTTCTGGCGAATAACTATCTGCACACACTTCTCCAAAATCTATTGTGTTATTTGTAGCTGATTTTCCCCAACCATTTGAATTATTAACTGCCCCTTGTCCGTATCCTATTGTGTTTGCCATTTTATTTTATTTTTAAGGTACATCAGTTGAGAATGTACTAAAGTTCGTCATTGTTCCGTTATTGCCTCCAGATCCGTTATCTGTCAATGCAGGTGCAGTATCATTGTCGCCACACCGCCACCAACTTACAGGGGATAAACTTGTAAGACTTGAAGGCGTACCCGTGCCGTATATTGTACTGACATCACTTGCAGAAAGTTCTGAATTAAATACTGATACCTCGTCTATAATGCCATTTAAATATCCTATTGAACTATCTCCACCAATACCTAAATTTTCGTTTGTTTGACCTGTGCCACTTGAAAAATTACCACTTTTAGTAACATTAGTTAGTAATGTTCCGTTTTTATATAGGTTTAAACCACCGCCATTACTTGTCCTTGAGCCGTCATAAGTCACTACATAATGCACCCAAGTATTTAATGGGTGTGTATTATTATCAATAATTTGATGAAAATGAGAACCGTTTTTTCTTATTCTAAAATGTACTTTATCATCTAACACATACATATTATAACCACTAAATGCACCACTCGGTTCTTGTTTTCTTAATAAACTACCTCCAAAACCTGTTTGAGTACCTTTTTTAAACCATATAGAAAAACTGAATGCATCATCTGCACTAAAGTTTAAATTACTTTGATTGCCACAATCTACATAATCGTCAATGCCGTCAAGCTCAATACTTTTGGTATTGCTAAAACTTGCTGCTGCACTTGCACTTGCTGCTAATATTCCGTGTGTCGCTATTTGCATTATGTTGTTAAATCTCCTGTTATATACCACTCATCAGTAGCTATCTTAATTAAGCTACCCATACTATACTGTGCCGTTGTTTTTAATTTACCTCCAGCTGAGTTTACCGTAACACCACCAGCACCAGCAAACGTTACTTGACCAGCACCGTGCTGACTAAACAATATTTGTGTTCCTGTAGAAAAAGCAACCGATGCGTTTGTAGGTATAGTAACTGATATTGCACTTGCATTATCAAACTGAATAAACTTATTAACATCTGCAAGCGCTAAAGTGTGAGATGTGCTAGATATTGTACGAGGCGTTATTAAATTAACAGGCGTTGTAATCTCCTCACCAGTAATATACTTAGAATTGTAACCACCTGCCCCGTCACTTTCAGATATAATTAATAAATCTGTACTATCTAAATTAGATCCTTTTGCCGTTAGGTCGCTTATCTTTATCTCTGCCATTTTCTAATTTTTGAATAAACTTTTCAAGCTTTCTAATATTCTCTGCTTTTACCTTATACTTTTTCATATTACCCATCCTGTCATGTTAGTGTTTTGATCCGGAAATACATCAGGCGATTGATTCTGATAGTACTCAGGAAAGCTACTGGAATTATTAATAACATAGTCAACAAATCTTTCTTTGTAATTCATAGCCGTCTGCCTATATTTTTCCATTAAAAAGTCCAATTCCTCTTTGCTTACACTTTCGCTATTTTCAGAGCTATGTTTATAAACTCCTTTGTTAGCGATTGTATATGCCGCTTGAGGTAAATATTCTACTATTGCGAAATCAATTAAACAGGGTTTAATATAATCCTCCAGGAGAGTGATATATGGCTCTGCTAAAGTATCCGCAATAATATCTGCCTGAATCTTTTCTAATAATCTTGTTCCTAACATTGCTTGTATGTGAATATCCTGCGCCTTCTTAACAAAGCCAATAAACTTGTCAGTATCCACATTTCCGTCAAGTACACTGTACCTAACTAAATCTTGTCTTGTTATGAGTAATGCTGTTGCCATATTATTTTTGCCAATATTTGCGAGTATTTGGGTTATTAGGGCTAAATCCTTGAGTCTCTGTTTTTATTGGCTCAATACTTGCATCTGCCCAAGTAGGATCGTTAACAACGTAACCATATCTTTTTGCTACCGCTTCTGTTATTTCATTTGTATTAGGTCCTCCTATGCTCTCAATCCTTTTTGCACTTATATAAGTTCTGCGCTTCCATTTGTGTTTGCATCTAGCACCGCCCTTGTGTAACCATATACTATACGTGTCTGTGCCAAACTCACCAAAGCCTGGATTTGCAGGTTGACTTGTTAAAGCAAGAATGTCTTCTTTGCGGTATACTTTTTGCGCTCGCATCATAGCTCTGCAAAATTTACGTTCGGGTGCAGGATTACCAGTGTATTGATATCTGACTTTAAAAAAAGAACCATTTATTTCCTCATCTTGATCACTTGCTTTGCTTCCTCCTGCTCTACCTGTTCGCAATAAATTAACAACTTTAGACAAAGTGCTTGGTTTTGGCTTAATCTCCTCCTCTAATTCTTTAAGCTTTGCGTCTAGATTATCCTCAAAATCGTAATGCACTTCTCTTTCATCAATGCATACATAATCATCTTGCTCAATATCTTCTCCTTTATTAAAAAAGTCCTGTAATTCATTACTTAATGCACTTAGCTCCAGACCTGTCTCCTCCTGGATTTGTTCGTCATTTTGAGCGTTTTCCAAGTCCACAAACTCTAAAGGTTTTAATGTTCTAAAGAATAAATCCAAAGAAATATCATTATAGCTTAATATCTGCTCAAAAGCATCTGTTAGCAACTCTCTATATGGTTTTATTACCATATTTTCAAAAAGAATAAATGAGTCTTTTAATTCATCGGCGTTGGAGCTAAAGCCATTAGCGGAAGCAATACCAAATAAAAGTGGTGACGTAACTTGATGCCCAAGCATAATCTTTCTCAAACAGGTTTCTGTTAAGGTATTATACAAGTCTGGAGCGTCATTAACGGGCATACTGTCAACACTGGTCTTGCTTTCTGCATTGTTATTAAATGAAATGATTACCTTCTCACCTTGAGTGCCTGTTAATTGATTTAAAACTTTTGCTTTGATCATCATTTGTTCTTCCTGCGACGGTTGACCATTGTTAAAATTAATAACTGCACGTCCAGAAAATCCATTGTTCACCTCGTTTATCAAGTATTCACTTATTGATTCTTCCAAAGTACAATAAGGGGTGCAGCCAACGTAATCGGGCAAAGCATAGTATTTTAAACCTACCGAATAAGGTTTAACAAAGAATACCTCAAGCTCATCATTTGAGCATCCGAAAGCACTCAATCTTTTAGGAGGGTATTTCTTTACATCCTCCCAATTGTCTGAATAGTAATAGGCTTCTATTTTTCCTTCTGCATTGCACTTTTCTGCCCTTAACAGTTGAACTGGAATATGATGAACTCCGGCAATTTTTTTGCGATCCTTAGTATATATAACCTGCATAGCACATTGACCAAGCATTTTTAAATCCATGCACAAATGTCTAACACAATCTTTATTAAACATCGCCATCATTGATGCATAATCATTTGGCTTTTTATTCGAATTAGTTGCGCTTAATCCTCTGCCATAAATCAAACGAGCTACATTGTTTATAATAGCGTTATTAGTTGTTGAATTAGTATAACAGTTGATAAGAAAGTTATAATAATCATTATCCTCACCAAATTCAACCCAATTTTCTCGCTTTGCTTCCTGGATTACCGGAGCTTCATATTTAGCTAATTGTAATATGTGTACGTTATCACTCATATATTATATATTCATTGTTTGATGCTCTGCTAGTAAATTCGCCATTATTAACAGAATAAGTAGCCACCGCTTGATTAGTGCAAAAGATTCGATCCTTGTGAACTATTGTTGTACCGTTTTTAATTACCAAGTTATAAAAATGGTTTTCCGTTAGATCAAAAATAGCAGTAATGGTGTCATAGTAATCTCCTTGTGTGCTAGAATCAATAGTAACCTCAACTTCAGTATTTGTTTGGTCATCAGTAATAAAAAGACTGTCATACGCTTGGCTTCTTGGTATAAAACTAAATGTTTGACTTGTTGCTATGTCTTGTAATATTATCATCTTATCCTAATAACTAAATTATGCTTTTTTTGTTTCTCTTTCATTTTTGTGTAATAATTTTTTTCCATATTTGCAAATCACCTATACGCTCAATAACTTCATTCTAAGCGCATTTTATATCAATCAATGAATGCATATATTAAAAACTCGAGTTCTGCCATTAGGATTAAATTCCATTATACTAATCATAATTGTTGATTAGTTACTAAATAAAAAAAGCACCCCGAAAGGTGCTTAATCTATGTATAAAGGAACAAAGGAAAAGCCTTTTTTTTAGTTTGATACTATGTTAGCATCATCCGTACCATTATTAAAAACTGCCTCAAGAGTAGCTTCGCTTGAGCAATCAATAAATAGTGGAGGTAGTTCTTCTTCCGCCGTAAACGTTAACTGGTAGCCGTTAAAATCACCGAGTGCAGCACCACTTCCAATAGTACCTGCGGATACATCGCAACCTTGAGCAAACCCAAGTAAAAAGAATTGATCTGTCATAGATCTTGCAACGATTCTTGGTCTTCCATAGGCAAGTAGTTTAACTTGCTTGTGGGTTACAACGTCTTGTCTTTTTAGATTTACAACAAGCTCTTGAGAAAAAAATGTTGTACCATTATCTCTGGAAGCATTGATAGTAGTATTTAATGCGTTAGCAGTTGACTTTAATTCATACTTATACAAATTTAATGCAGATGCGGTATCTACAGGTGTCCAAGTATCAAGTTGATCCTCTTGGTCTGTTGTAGTATCAAAAACTGCAGAATCCTCATTTAAGTCATCATAGTTAATTATGTAAATGGCTTTCAGACCAGATACACTGTCTTTGCACTCCTCAACTCGTCCGTGACTAATTTCACATGCCATGTTTAAAAAGTTTAATATTGTTTATACTAGAGAGGGCTTTTAAACCCTCTCGTTAATTAATCATCTATTAGTTAGCAGAGTTAGTGATTCCGTAGGTAACGATATCATCAACAATTGCATACTGAGCTCCACATGCCATTCTCATAATAATACGAGCGTTGTTTGAGCCATCTAGGTCACTCATGTCTAAAAGTTTTACTTCTTGTAAATCACTATTCAGTGAACAACCAAAGAACAAGTTAGATTTAGTAGTCGCCAATGCAGTATTATCCGCCAATCCATTTGCCATGAATATTTTAACTCCGTCAAAAGTTAATGACCCATTGTCATACCATTGAGTACCTAAAGCATTTGTACCATTAGCACCCAATCCAGAAGCTCCAAAACCACCTAAAGCTCTAACGTAAGCACGAGCAATATTTTGTGAAACGTAAATGTGAAGGTCTTCTGCTCCATAAACCGCACTTGGTATAGCGTCTACAATTTTACCTAACTCGTCAATTACGTTTGCTGCAGTAACCGTAGTTCCTGCAATTTCTTGAGCCGCAGGTAATCCGGCATCAACAGCAACTTGAGTTGTGATTCCGTCATACTCTCCAGATGTGCCCGTAGCACCTCTCCAAAAGCTAACTTCATTTCTTGCCGCTACTTTAGAAGCAACATAACCAAGAATATAATCCTCAAATGATTTAGGTAAAGTGTCAAAGCTTGAATAACCTTGCTCAATTCCTTGCCATGTGTTATGGAAGTCTAATTTGCAAATTTCAAGGTTTACTTGTAAGTCTTTAACTTCTAAAACTCTTTCTGACAAAGTAATAGCGTCATCAGTTCTTGTGAAATCACACGAAGCATCTGCTAATACGTCTGTTAATGCAACCTTTTGCATTACTTGTTTAAACTTGACGTTTGGAAGTATCTCAACTCCTCCACGTTCAATAGTTGGAGCACTTAAAAGCGCTGCTGCAACGTATTTACCTGCGAACTCACCCGCATACGTTGTTGTAATTGATGTAATTGATTTTTCTGCCATTTTTATTTATTTAATTTTTCAAATATGTTATCTAATAAGGTTTTAGGTCTCTTGGCATTGAACTTAAATACCTCTTTTTCTTCTTTATTTTCTGGATTGTGAGTGATTGGATCAGTAGCCGGAGTTAAATCTTCCTGGACTTCCTTAACCTCCTCAGAAAGCTCAACTGCTTCTTCAGTTTTAGGTTTACTGAGCAATTCTATTTCTGCTTTCAATTCCTCATTTTCTTTTTTCAAAGCTTCGATCTCATTAAAGAAAGTTTCTTTGACAATTGATTCAACTGTTTTTTTAACAGGTTTATCCTCTGTCATTTCTTCCTCTTTTTTATCATATCCTGCTTCTTCTTTTTCTTTTTCCTCCATTTCTTTTTCTTCTTCTTCTGCTTCCTCTTTCTCTTTCATTTCCGCTATCTTGCCTTCCTCTTTTACTATAAGCATCATGTCTTCTTCCATTTTGTATTCACCTACAGGCAAAGCAATCTTTTGCTCATCCTCTGTAACAATAAATACATCTGCACCTGCTTCAAATGCGTCTGCTTCAATAACGGTTGTTCCGTCTTCTAATTTTTTTTGTTCGAGTTCAATTTCAATTCCAAGTAATTCACGAACTTTGTTTAGTATGGTGTTTTCTTTCATCATTTTAATTTATCTATATTACTAACTAATTAAGGTTTTTTTTGTTTCATTTTTGTTCTGAATCCTTTGTTAATTCTGTGATTCACAATCTGTGCAATCTGTATATAATTCAAAAGATTTTATCTGATTTCCTCCGGATGAATTAGTCGAGCTAACTGTATAGCAACCATCAATATTGTTATTCTGAAATCTAAAGAAATAAACAGAATTAATACTTAGAGTATTATTGCTAATATGAGCCTGCACTTGTGTCGAATCTGAACATTTAGTCAAAACATATTTATTTGATCCAGAGGGGACTTCTGCATTTACATTTCCAATACCTTGTGCCCATAGATCACCATCGCAACATTTTTTAGAATATGTTCCGTCTTTACATAAACAAGCTCTGTTACCGCCTAAGCGTCCTGTTCTGCTTTTTTTCATTTATTGCTTTTTGGATGTTTAGCAGGAAGCAAATCATAATCGCCTGTATATTTAGGATTCTGTGGTCTTCCATTTTTTAAAAGATATAAAAATGCGTTAACTCTTGCCATAGCCCATTGCTTTGCGCTTTTAACCTTTGGACTATGACTTGTGTTAAATGCTCCTAAACCTCTTTGAAATACAGTTTTTAAACTACCGACATTTGCTCCATATCCTAATTTGTCCTTGTATCTTTCATTAAACTCTGTGCTCTTTTTTTTGAGGCTTTCCTCATCCGCTTTGGATACTACCGCACCTCTACTTGTGCTAGCATCTCCTTTAGCAGAACCTTTACCCTTTGGGTTTTTATTAGGCGTATCACTCTTTGGTGCTTTTTTACTTCTTTTTACACCACCTCTCGGTCCAACTTCTGCAAGTTTTTCAATCTGTTTTAATTTAGATTCTGCCCATCGTTTACCTGCTTTACCACCCCATAATAAATAGCTTATGTATCCGCAATCATTGGTATCGCCTTTTTCATAATAGGTTTCTGCTCTACTTAAATAAGAAAACATTCGCTTAATTGTGGCTTCTGAAATAGGCTCTTTATTTGCCAATTGACGAGCTCTCACTTTTCCCACTTGCGTAGCGCACTTGTTATTGTTTTTTTTGTTTAACTCTATGCCTCTTTTGGCATTGTTACTGACTGCATCCGGGTAATCTGAATATGATGCTGCTTTGACTTCCAATAAGTCTCTTAAAGCTTCTACAATTTCCTCTTTTGCATCATTACTTTTACTCATTTCGTAGCGGTCTGCAAAGTAACCTTCAATTGAAAACCCTTTTACCTCACCTGCTTTGGCTTTCTTGTAAAGTTCTTCATCATCTATTTTTGCAGATACCATCCAAGTGCCAACAGGAACATCCATTCCGTATAGAGCAGTCTTATCTTTGTCCTTATTTTCTACAATCCAAGATTCAACAAATGTTACTCCGTTAATTCTGTCCTTGTGTTCAAAGGTTGCATTTCTGTGATTTGACTTTTTAAAGAATAATTCAGACGCCTTTCTAACAGTATTTTGTGAAAAGTATATATAGTATTCATCTCCTTGATCATTCCGTCTATATATGCTTTTATCCGGAATTAGTGCTGGTCCCATCAAGATGCGTTTGTCGGTATCTATTTCTTTAAGTAATATTTCATGCTTATTTAAGGCAACAAAGTTACTTTCAATTGCAGGTTGCTCCACTAAACTTATAGCTTCAATACCCGATTGTTCGTCAGTCTCGTCAATGATTAATTCAATTATTTTCATGCTCATATCCTATTAACTAAAAATGGTTTATAATGTTGCATTTTCCACTCTGTTCCTATCTAGAGCTTGTGATGTGGTTACTTCTCCGGATACAACGTATGCCTGTAATGGTTGCTGTTGCAATTGAGCAAGTTGATTGATCCCAGAATCACCGACTACATTAAATTGAGGTGCAACCGCTTCTTCTCCACTTGGCGCATCTGATCCTAAGCTTCCTGCTCCTTCTCCACCTTGAAATTGTTGCTTTGCAATATTTGCTATTTGCAATGCTGCAAAACTTCCTGCAATACCTGCTGCAATTCCTTTAATGACTGGACCTCCAGGAGTTTGTGCATAAGTGCTTAAAACTGCTCTGTATCCATCGACTGTTGCCGAGGCTATATCTGCAACCTTTTTAATTTTGAATGCTCTCTTTTGTCTTTTTACATCGTCACCTGCAAATGTCTCGGCTATATTTGCAATCAATTGCAATCCCTGAACAGATAGATCCACTTTTGCATTGTTTAAGGCAATTGCATCCTCCTTGGCTTTTTTATCAAGTTCTTTTTGTTTTTCATAGGCTACTTTGTTGGCTTCCAATATTGCTAGGTTTTTAGCTTTATTGTCCTCAATCTCTTTTAATCTTAATTGCTCATTAAAATCAATTAGCTCCTGGGCTTGCGCTTTTTCCTGGTCATAAAATTTTTGCCGTATCTCTAATTCAGATTGCTTTTCTTGTTGAGTAAATAAATCAATTAATGTTTTGCGTTCCTGTGCGGTTAACTTAATGTTGCGTTCTGCATCCTCTCTGAGCCTTCTGAATTTATCTGCATTTATTTCAATTTCTTTTTCAATACCGTCTTCAAGAAGTTGGTTTTCAAGGTCTTCTATTTGCCTAGCTATTTGCAGTCTAAAATCTCTATATTCACGATAACGGTCTTGCTTATCTTTTAAAATTTGTGCTTCTTCTTCGTCTAACTCAATTAATTGTATGCGTATTTTATCTTGTGTTTCACTATCAAAATTAAAAATTGCTTCGTTTAATTCTTTATTTAGCCTTTCTCTTTTTCTTAATCTTGCTTCCTCACCTTTACCTTGTTTTTCTAAAAGTTGCTCTAAACTGATATTTGCGTTTCTTGCTGCATCTGCATTTTGTCTTGCTTGTTTGGCTCTTGCTAATTGCAATTCAAGTAGTTTTTGTTCTCTTGCTATCTGCGCTTCTTGTCTGGCTTTACGTGCCTTTTCTTCTTCACTTTCTAAAACACCAATAGCTTGTAAACCTTTTTGAACTAATTTAAAGCCTTCAATAATTGCAGTAATCGGCAATAGAATAATTTTCATGACACCACCTAACTTGTCAAAACTTTCTACTGCATCACCTACAAATTTGCTAACCTTTTCAAAGTTTGCAATCAACAAACCTATACCTACTACTATTGCACCAATTCCTGTGCTTATCAATGCTAATCTAAATACTTTTAGTGCTCCAGATGTTGTACCTACTGCTAATGAGTATGCTTTTTGTGAAACAGAAGCGATTCTAGTCCCAATTGAAAGTTCTTTGTAAGCTTCAGTTAGTCCTTGGACTCCTTGTTGAATAGCTAAAGCACTTTGAACTTTTAAAAGTGATTCTTCAAGTGCTTCGTTCTCTTTTCCAAACAAAGCCATAGCACCTTGCGTGACCGCAAATCCACTAGTTACGCCATTCAATGCTGGAGCTAATTTTTGTGCAAATGTTTTAGATGCTCCATCTACGGCAAGATCAGTTTCAATTTGTACTTTCCTAAGCCTTCCAACTTCTGCAATTAATTCTTGATATTCTTTTGATGTTGTATCACCTGCTAGAGCTAATTCGTATAGTCGATCCTCTGCCTCTCCCATACGAGTTGTCAATGGTTGAAGCTCCTCACCATATCTTTCCGCAAATGTAGCCCCTTTATCAAAGCTTTTATTTACATTCTCATTGGCTTTTGCAGTATCATCCAATGTATCGTTAAGCCCTTGAAAATCTTTTTCCGTTTCAGAAGCATTGTTTTTAAATAGGAGTTTAATTGTTTTAATAATCATAGCTCTTTGACTTTTTGGATTGCCTCTTTGTTTTTATTTCGAAGCAATTGCATTCTTTTTTTCTGTTTATAAATCTCCTTAGCTCCTTTTTCTAAACTATATAATCCTTTAGCCACTTGCACATTGTACCCTGCCTCAAAATAGTCCTGCAACTTTAATAATTCAACTATGTTTTTAATCATGGGTTTTGAGTAATAAATATTTGTGTACTTGTAGTTGTACCATTCTGGAATGTATATAAAACATCTAATGTGTAAACAACATACGAGTTTTGTTCTGTTTTGATCCTATCTGCAAGGTCTTCCGTATTTACATAGTCCGCATCATCCTCAGTCTTTAAAACTTGCGTTTCAGTATTAGCAGGTACGCATACCTCAACAAATCCATCGCTAGTTAATGTGCTTGGTGTAATGGTTATTCCTGCATCTGAGGAGGTTACATCTGCTTGAACACAATTTAATGGCAATAGTATTTTGACATTAACACAGTTTGCAGTATCGGGAACGGGTATTGGTTTTTCCTGTGGTGTTCCAGGATCCGCCAAGACAGGTCTAAAGTCACTAATCAAAACAAACTTAACCTCTCCTGTTGTAAGGTTGGAGTTCATGGTTTCAATGATGTATCTTTTGTCCCTTATTATTAGCCTGTCATTTAATCTGAGATTGGTTAATAAACTTACAGGCAACTGAGTTTTAACACTAAGCTTTCTGTTCTTTAAATTAAACAGGTTTAACAAATAAGATGAGTAGTAAACCTTAAATAAAGTATTTTGTTCTGTTTGATTTGTTAACGTACTAATTTCTGCGTTAAAATTAAGTGTAAAATTCTCTCCATTAACGTTTAAGTCTTGTCCGAAAGGTACATATTCAGTTAAGGTATTAATTGTGGTGCCGTCATCAAATCTATAGTCAACCGATAATTCATCGTATTGATACAAGATCATTGGTTTAGGTACATATTTATTGCCGTCTGTTTTTATGGTTTCTCCTATCTGGAGGTTAGTACCTTGAAATCTTTGCATCTGCATATTTTCAAAAGGTACATCAATAACGAATTCGCCTCCGTCATAATCAAATTGCTCTTTGGTACTTCCATATTCTCTGCCTGTTAAATCTCTAAATATGGTGTTGGTAGCTGATTCACTTTGTTGATAGTTGAATGCTATTGTTTTAAACAATTTAACCCTATCTACGTTAATAGACTGAATGTCAGTATATTCTGTAATATCTACAATTCCCCCCTTTGCGTACCAGTCATCAATAGGCTCTAATTGAAATACATTTTCTGAAATACCATAGCAAGTCAGATTAAATAGGTTTAAAATACCTTTAAAGAAATCTGCTACTTTCAAATCTGGCATATAGCTTAACACATTAAAATCGTTGCTAAGTGTCATGTTAGCATAAGCATAGTACTTATTCTCAACAAAATTAGTGCTGATTCCAGACGTGTAAACTGCATTCTGCCAATACTCACAAGTAATGTTTATAGCAATACCCTCATCTGCTCTAACTTGAAATTGTATTAATTTGTTTAAACTGGATTCATTGGCATTTTCAAAAATAAAAGGAAAGTTTTGTACTCCTAATCCGTCAATAGTTTGTGTTATTTGTCCGTTAACTATGACATCAATATAATATGGCACTGCAGTATTACTAACTGATGTTACATTTAACGAAACACTATGGTTGAAAAAACTAATATAATCGACATTACTTGCTCCGGGAAATGCTGTGCTAAATTCTACATAAGTATACGATAATGTTTCTGTACTTAAATCAAAATAATCTGTATAGTCCGCTGTCTGATTATCATTAGCAGGTGCATTACCCCCTGTGGTAAAATCTACAATTTCCGTGCTTGTGTAAAATTGGAAGTCTTCCGTGTTTTTACAATACAAATATGCTTCCGAGAATTTAGGATCAAGAAAAAAAGTAGTGTTAAAGGTTATTCCATATTTAATTTGAATAGCGGAAAATATAGAAATCAATTTAATAGCTGGAAATAGTTCATTATAAGCAACTGCACCTGTTCCTGTTGGACTTATGTCTGTGCTACCACCTGTTCCGTAAGTAATATCTCTATTAAATATTAAAGGAAATCTAATAGCATAAGTAAATGATCCGTCTGTAATTCTATTCTCAATAGCACTAGCCGTGTAATTAAAATTGTTTACATTCAATTCAGATATATCTGCAAGTTTGTCCTCTTTGAATTTATCCTTTAAAGCCAAAATATCTCCGTAAAACGTAATTTGATAGCTATATGCTTTATTGTTTTTTACCTCTGCTTTTTCTAATTGTATTGTACCTCTCCTAAACGTAGTGTAATCTATTTCAATAAAAGCATTTCTGCGGAGGTTTGGATCAAACCATGTTGATGGTTCTGTGATATCGCCAATATCACTATTGTAGAAATAACTAAATATTGAATCGTTGTTTGGAGTACTAGGTACAGAAAAACTTTGCGAAAAGTCTGTAAATACTTTATTGATGTTATTTACATCTTGTTGTTTACTCGTTACGTTAATCTGTTCGTCCTGGAATAGATCAAGCTTGTTGCCCTCTATGTAAACCTGTACCTGCCTCATTACATTACGTTATTAATCATATCATAAGCAAATTCAAATTCTAGCGTATAATTCATCATACCATTATTTAAACCTGTCTGTTTCTCTAATCTTTTGGTTTTAAGTTTTACAGGTGCATAATCTGTATTATTCTCATAATCACAAATTAGGATTTTTTCACTAAACATTAATTGTTGTAAATATTCCGCATAGTCATCATTTACCCAACCTGTATTTAATCTTATGCTTTCCTTTCCATTAATATTAAATTCCTGCGTCTGTCTAATATCTTGAGAAATATATGGTAGCTCCTTAGGATTAAATTTATATTCATTTGCTTTTACTTCAATAGAACGCCTTTTAGCTTTTTGAAAAAAGATTCTTGCCCATGATCCATATCGATTAATAAAATCAATAGTAACGGGTTGATATTTAGGCTCACATTGAGGTTTAAAATATCCTGTCCAACGAGTTGTGCCTCCTACTATAAACTCAACTTTGTTGCCATTTGGCGCATAGGTTAAATATACTCGTGCAAAGCTCTTTACTCCATCAGATGCGGCAACATAAGTAATAGTGCTTCCATCGCTTAAATCTGTATATTTAATACTGTTACCTGTATCCATTTGCACATCAAAGCTACCCCAAACGCCATTGTTTTGTCCTGTTGATATATCTGCGTCATAGTTATAGAAATAAGTCCCCTCATCTAATAATACACTTGGTGCGCTAGGGTTATATCCTTCCTCATAATATCCAAATCCGTCTGAGAATGTGCCTGTTAAAGTATCAATCAAAGTATATACTCCAGAAACCGCTTTGTATCTTTTGACTGCATATTGCACAATATAATTATCACTTGTATCTATATTATATGTCAATCCTGTTGCATTTTGCCATTTAGTGAATGTAAAAAATTCCCGGACATAAGGCGAAATATTATAATAGGTTTCGGGTTTATTACTTGCAGGAATTAACTTGCTTAAAGTATATTCTGGATCGGCAGGTTGCGTGCCTGTATTCCATAAAAAAAGCTCAATTTTGCTTCCTGTCTGTCCAGATTCATTTACTTCTATAATATAAGGCGATCGTGCTAAATTCATTTATTTAAGTTTTTTAAGCTCTCCTCCGTAATTTGATCAAATAGGTTAAGCATATCAAGCCCATATTTTTCGATCATTTCTTGAGGTAATGTTTTGAAATATTGGTTAAACGGTCTAGTAAAAAACAAGCTTGGTTGAATCCCTTCAAAGAATATTTTTCTTGCTATTAAGAATGTTAGGCTTTTTCTGCTCATAAATCTACCTTGCTTGTCTCTTGGAGCTAATCCCTTTTTAACAGTCCATTTATCAAATGCTTTTGGCGGTGGCATTCCTTTCAATCCTTTTTTACCTCCTTTTTTTTTGTATGAATAATCTCTTAAGCTCCTGCCTTTTTTTATTCCCTTTACTCCGACATCTTGAAAAACTCCATACCCTTCCATTCCAAAAGTTAATTCAATACTATTTTTAGATTCTTTAACATTTGCCTGTATGCTTTTGCTTAATTTACCAGTTGCATCAATAGGATATTTTCGATTTAAGCCACTTTTAAGATTGTTCCGGGCATCTCGAATGACATTAAATTTAAATTGGTTTAATATTTCTTGGACATTCTCTAGCATATTGTCATGTCATTAGGAATTAAAATATCAACAGTCATAGTCCAACCGCTTAGATTGTTTTCCATTCTTTCCGTAAATGGCTCACATGACGGATTTCCATCAACTTGAAATTTGTCTATATATAATGTGCCTCTCCTTAACAACTCATAACATCTGTTAAGAACTGCTAACATTGTATTAAGTACATATAGCTCGTTATCGTTTCCTGTGAATCTATCCGTTGTTTCCTGCTTTGAAATATCCACTATGTCCATAGCCAACAAACTAATGTTATAACGTATTACATTTTCCTCAAATGTTGCGGTGTTAACAATAATATGGAGCAGAGGAAATATAGTTTGTTTATTTAGGTCAATATCAAATATATCTCCTTGTGATACAGTTGTTATTAATTGATCATTTTCAAAATGCTCTTTAAGCTTATCTATAATATCAAAGTAATTCATTTTTTCATTTGGCGTTTAATTTCTCTGTTTTCAATTTCTGTTTTTTGCTTTTCGAAGGTGAGATAGGTGAGACATTGAGTAAGTGGTAATCTTGTAACCTCGTTAAATCTACAGACATCTCCTCCAGCACACTTATAGATGCTTTGATACCATCCCCACTGCTTTGCGAATTGTGTCCTTTCTGAGAATTCTGAGAAATCATTAGTTTCTTCGTCTCTTGTTGTAAATAAGTCATTGTATGATTCAGTAATTCGCTTCCTAAATGATAAAAAAAAACTGAGCTACTAATTGCAACATCTAGAGGTGCGTACTTCATAAGCTCTTGCATATCCTCATTGATC